GAAATAACTCCTAAAAAGAAAAAAGCAGAAAAGTTTATGTCTTTTGAAGAAGCTTGCACAATAATTAAAGCTTGTGTTGATAGTGAGATTGAGTGGATTGAAGTAGAAGAAAATAATCCAGAAGATATTAAGAAGATCAAAAAAGCTTGGAAAGTAATGACTGAAAAGATAAATGCAGAGTCGAAATACTGGGAAGACTCATAATGGATATTGGTTTAGTTTACATTTTAATAGGTGTTTTATTTCTATTTTTTGCAATGTTCTTAGCAATCAAATGGTTTTAAAAACGCCGTAATCCGGAGTATAATAACTTATGAAATACATGGTAGACATTGATGGTACGATTTGTTCTTTACACATCGTAGAAACTGAAGACGGTGGTACAGATAATTTATATGAGAATGCAAAGCCTTTTAGAGATAGAATTTTACACTTTAATAAATTGTATGATGAAGGTCATGAGATTCACTATTGGACGGCAAGAGGTGCCAATTCAAATACTGTAGCGGAAAAGACCGAGTTAACTATACAACAATTAAAAGATTGGAGTGTTAAGTTTACTTCGTTCAGTATGGGTAAACCAGCTTATGATGTATGGATTGATGATAAAGCACATAATGTCGATGAATATTTTTCAAGACTTACTGAAAGTTCTTCATCATGACAGACAAGTTAGGTTATTACCAATTGGTGCAGTTTGCACCTTTTTTTGTAGTTTTATTTATTATAATCATGTTTGTACTTCTGTATAATTACCTTGAATGGTCTTCACATGAAGAGCATGACTGGAAAGAGAGTTGGGACAAACGTGATGAGTCAAAATAAAAACATTTTAGATATACACAGTACACCAATATATGTAACAAACATCGGTGAGTTTGATAAAACGTCGATGAAAGAAGCAGTCAAAACTTTAGTCTCTCAATCTAATTTTGATAAAAATAATCCTTCTTATTTTGGTGATGTATACAATCATATAAAACAACCACATGAATTAGATTGTTTTTCAACTCTTAATAAATTCATTTCTAAGTCTGCCAGAAAGTATGTAAACAAAATTGGCACAGAGCAAATGTTAGATGTTTATGTTCAAAAATCTTGGGCAGTTGAGTTAAGTACAAATGGTACAGTTGAACCACATAGACATATCAATGCTCATTTAAGTTGTGTTTTTTACATTCAGACTTTTGAAGATTATGGTGGTGAGTTAGTCTTAGATTCTGGTGTTAACTTACTTGATTTTCTTCCTATAGATAATAAGAATAGGTCATATACTTTTAAACCTAATGAAGGTGATCTGATTATATTTCCTTCTAATCTATTACATTATGTAAATCCTTCAAGGTCTTTAGGTAAAAGATATTGTGTGTCTTATGATTTGATGGTTACAACAGAAGACAGAGTTGAAAATAAAACATTAGACCCTAAATTTTGGAAAAAGATATGAAGAAACAAATAGTATTCACAAATGGTGTGTTTGATATATTACATGAAGGACATCATGAATTATTGAAACACGGTCATAACTTAAAAATTCTATTCAGTGGTCACTATGATAAAGAAGTTAAAGATGGTTGGTTAATTGTTGGTATAAACTCAGATGCAAGCACAAAAAGATTGAAAGGTGAAGATAGACCAATCAATAGTCAAGATGTTAGAAAAAGTAATCTAGAAAAAATACCTATTGTCGATGAAGTGATTATATTTGACGAAGATACACCTTATGAACTTATTAAAAAGTTACAACCTAGATGTATACTTAAAGGTGGTGATTACAAACCAGATGATGTCGTAGGAAAAGACATTGCACCTGTATACATTGTACCTACTGTAGAGGGTTATTCCACCACAAAGATTATAGAAGAGATGAAGAAGTAAAATGAAAATATTGATTACAGGTATAGATGGTTTTATAGGTAAGAATATGGTCAATGCTTTGACTAATGACCATGCTTTATATGGTTATGAATATAATTCGAATGACTTACCTGATGTTAGAGGTATGGATTTAGTTATTCATCTCGGTGCTATATCTTCAACTACTGAAACTGATGTTGATAAAATAATGACTCAAAATTATGAGTTTTCAAAATGGTTATATAAAGAGTGTTGCGAGTGGGAAGTAGCACTTCAATATTCAAGTAGTGCAAGTGTTTATGGTCAATATAAACATTTTACTGAATACGGACCTTTAAATCCACAAAGTCCATATTCTTGGTCAAAGTATCTGTTTGATAGATGGCTTTTATCTGAGAATAAATTTGAAAAATCACCTATCATGATTCAAGGTTTCAGATATTTTAATGTTTATGGTCAACATGAAGACCATAAAGGTAATCAAGCTAGTCCGTATTATAAATTTAAACAACAAGCTTTAAATGAAGATCAGATAAAAGTTTTTGAGAACAGTGATAAGTACAAAAGAGATTTTGTTTGTGTTGATGATGTCGTAGAGGTTCACAAAAGAATGTATGATGTTGGTGAAAATGGAATATTTAATGTAGGTACTGGTAAAGCAGTAAGCTTTTTAGATGTAGCAAAATCCTTCTCAAAGAAGTATAATAAACCTATAAAAGAGATACCTTTTCCTGATAAATTAAAAGGACAGTATCAAGAATTTACACAAGCTAATCTAACAAATTTAGAAAAACATTTTGATTTAGATTGGATTGATATAAGGGAGTATATAGAAAATGAGTGAGTATTTTGTAGTTGATGAACCAACAAGACTAACTGGTAAAGTTGATAAAGCTTGGGGATATGAATTGATATTTGCTACAAATGATAAGTATTGTGGTAAAATTATGCATTTTGATAAAGCAATGTCTAAGTTTTCAATGCACTTTCATAGAGAAAAAGATGAGTCTTGGTATGTGAGTAAAGGTTCTTTTGAACTAATTTATATCAATACTAAGAATGCTGAACAAAGGTCTATTATATTACAAGAAGGTGAAACATGGAGGAATGAGCCATTAGAACCTCATCAACTAATAGCACTTGAAGAAGATTCAGAGATAATCGAAGTATCTACGCCTGATTCTGTAGAAGATAATTACAGAGTTTTACCAGGTGATAGTCAAAAATAGTCATTGACTTTCTTACATTTTTGTAGTATATTTCCTATAGAAAGTGAGAGAGATATGAAAAAAATATTTAAATTTCTAATGTTGTTATTTAAGATTTATTTAATAATTCTTGTAACTTTAATTGTTAGTTGTACAGCATTTGTTTGTGCAGATTATGACCAAACTGTCGTTGCTACTACTTTAATACTTGAAGCTGGTGGTGAATATGATGAAGGTTCTCTCGAAGCAGTTTACGAAGTAATTCATAACAGAGCGATTAAGAAAGGTAAATCTTACTCTGATATATGTTTAGCTAGAAAACAATTTTCATGTTGGAATGATAAAAATATTATGGAAAATATTGAAAAAGCATCAAAACACCCTCGTTGGAATGAAGCTATGAAAATAGCCTATTCGGACCCAAAGACAAATTATACTAAAGGTGCTGACCATTATCATGCTGACTATGTATCACCTTATTGGAAAGACTCAATGACCAAAACTATTAAAATTGGTCGTCACATATTTTATAAAAGAAAGTAGGTAAAAATGGCATGGGAATTAGTTGTTATTGCAATATTAGTAGTATCTAGTATCGCAATATATTCTTATGATGTTGGTAACAAAAGACTCTCAGAGAGTATTATTGAAGAGACAGTCGCTAATACACTTGATATGTTAGCAGAGAAAAAATATATCAAGTATCATTACGATGAAGAAACAGGTGAAATGATACTAGAAGAAGTTGAACAATATGAAGAAAAAGAGGTATAATACTGTATGGACCCAGTTTGTGAAATGTGGTTAAGAACTCTCACTAGTTGGGAAATTATTGCGATTTTCTCTGTGTGGATTATTCTGTTCTTAACAGAACTCTTCGCTAGATAAGTAATATTTTTAGATATTTTTTTACATGGTGTGTATATGACATAAATCATTTATTTTTTTATGTCATTTTTGCATATATTTTTATGAATATAATTAGAACAATTAGACCAGAACTTAACCTAATAGGGGAAATAACTTGTAAATACAATTAGTTGATTTTTACATATGTCATTTTATATGTAAAAAATGTTAAAAAAGTTAGTTAAAATAAATGAACGTAGAAAATTTATATCGTAAGTGTGGTGAGTTATTTAATGACTTAAAGTTTGATGAAGATAGTCATATCTATACAGTAAACAATCAAACTATTCCGTCTGTTTCTAGATTAATTCAAAACTATTACAAACCATTTGATAAGAGCATTAGTAAGACGATTGCACTAAGAAGAGGTGTCACTCAAGAACAAGTATTATCAGAGTGGGAAGAAAACTCAAAACAAGCTTGTGAAAGAGGAGATAAAGCACATTACTTTGGTGAAAGATATGCCTTTGATAGAAGCTTACAACCGACAACACCTCTTGAAGAAGCTATAACTAATTTCTGGGATAATCTTCCTGATTATATAGTGCCTTTTGCAACAGAGTTAAAAATGTATCATAAAGAATATATGTATGCTGGTACAGGTGATATTATACTTTACAATAAAGTAAAAAATTCTTTTTTAATCGCAGACTACAAAACAAATAAAGACTTGTTTAAGAACTTCAAAGATCAGAAATTATATTATCCTTTCTCGCATATGCTTGATACACCTTTTAACAAATATCAGTTACAACTCTCTTACTATCAACTAATGCTTGAACAAGTTGGTATACCTATTTCAAAACGATTGTTACTATGGCTTCATGATGATGCAACTTATGATGCCTATCAAATGGAAGACATGACTGAAACAATTAAAAAAGAGTTAAATAATTTTAAGAATTTAGATTGACTTTGTTTGTAAGTTTTACTATATTATATCTAATTTAATAGAGGAAAAGATATGAATATATTTGTGCTACATGAAGACCCTAAAAAAGCAGTTGAAATGCATTGTGACAAACACGTTCCTAAAATGGTCGTTGAGTCTGGTCAGATGTTATCAACAGCACACAGACTACTTGACGGTATTGAAACTAAAGTTAAGAGTAAATCAGGTAGAAAGATGAGTTACTGGAAACTAACTGATTGGCGTGAAGATGCACTTTACAAAGCAGTTCATCCAAAACACCCATGTACTATTTGGTCAACAGAGACAACTGCCAATTACAAATGGCACTATGACTTCTTTTGTTATCTGTGTGATGAATACACTTATCGATATGGTAAAAAACACTTAACAGATAAATTATTAAGAGAACCACTATCTAATTATCCTTTGAGTATATCAGAAGGTGATTTGACACCTTTTAAATTAGCGATGGGTTCCAATCCAGAGTGTATGCTTGATAATCCTATTGATGCTTACAGAGCCTTTTATGCAACAAAAAGACATCGTTTTAAAATGATTTGGTCAAAAAGACCTGAACCACAATGGTGGCAAAAAACTTGTGAGGTTTACTAAATGTCAGATGAAAAACAATATTCAGTTTGGGTAGGTTCTAGTGCTGTAAATGATTATTATTTAACTAAACTTGAAGCTATATCAATGGCTAAAAAGTTTATTGATGATGGACATGATGATGTTTTTGTAGAACTAGTAATTGATAAAGTCGAGGAAATTAAATGATAAGAGTAAAAGAAAAAATACTATTAATGGATTTAATTGATTGTTTTAAAAAGATATTAGATCATAGTAATTGGAAGACATACGAAGATAAAGGTGTGACCTGTAAATCTATAATATTCTATCAAAAGCTATTTTTAGAAGAGTTGTTAAATTTCTATAATAATGGTAAAGATGTCATAACATCTGAAGAGATTGCTATGTATCATAACGTAGTAAGAGAAGATATTAAGATAATCAACAAAATGGATACTAGTTTAAGACCTGTAAAGTTTGAGTTACCAACTGATAACACGGTTTTATCCTGGATAACAACATCTAGAGCAATATCAGACTCAATGATTAGAGAAGCGTTCTTAGATGCTGAAATCGTAACTTACTTTGAATTATTATCAGAACTTCTTACAAATATGAGTTGTTATTGTTATAAAAATGAAAAGCAAGAAAAACACATCACTTAAAGTTATCACTTGGAGAATTTTAAGTACTGTTCTTTGTATTCTCATAGGTAGAATTTGGTTTGGAGACTGGCACGTTACATTGTTCGGTCTCTTTCTTGCATTTTTTATGATGCTCGTACATTATGTATTCGAAAGATTGTGGGAAAAGCTGTAAATAGTTTAGTATTGTATTGTTAAAAAATGGCTATTAAAAAATTATATTTTAAAGAAAAACTTTTCGAATTAAGAGGTCTACCTAGTAGTGCAGAACTTTTATCACCTTATGAAGAAGAATCACTTCACGAATATGCAGAGGAATTATCCTCATCATTTGTAATTACTGATGAGTTAGATGAAAATAAAAAGTATGTTCAACTAGGAAGTTCTTACTTTGAAGTTGAAGAAGTTACACTTAATACGTTAGAACTAATTGAGTTAGATGAACCGTTAAAAGAGTATGAAATTATTTTTAATGTTGTAGATGAAGAAGAAGATGAAGAAGTTGAAGAGCAAGTTACTGAAGAAGATGTCATAAAACAATATAAAAGAATTAATGAAAGAGAAAATGATGGTGGTAAAACTGCTTTTATAGTTCCTATTTTTACATTCTCTGAGAATGAATATATCAAAAGAAATTTTGATAAAATGAAAAAGACCATAAGTGTTGATGATTTGTTTGTAATTGAACTTGCGTATCTTGATAATGATTTCTTAATACCTGAGTCTCAAGATTTTATAAGACTTCGTGGTTCAGAAAGAAATCTTTTATGGCAAAAAGAAAGATTAATCAATATAGCTTTACAAAAGATACCTGAAGAATATAAGAATATAGCTTGGGTAGATGCTGATATATTATTTGATTGTGAAGATTTATCTAAAAAGATTAATGATAAATTAAATCAATACTCTGTGATTCAACTTTTTTCAAAAATACATCAACTTGATCAGTATGAACAAAGATTTAAGACTAAAAATTCTTGTGTTTATGACTCTAGTGGTTCTCCAGGATATGCCTGGGCTATGAGACGAGAAGAACTTGATAAACTAGGTGGTTTATTTGATAGACATATAACAGGAAATGGTGATTGTTTAATTGAGTATGTTTTTCAAAATCATGTTAAAAGAATTACGATGAAAACACTTGAAAAATGTGATGGTATGATGTCTCTGTATAAAAAAGAAAGAAAGAAAAGTGCAAAATATGTTAAGAGTTCAGTTGGGTTTTTAGAAACTGAAATAGAGCATTTATATCACGGACCTTACAATAGACGATATGAATACAGAGAAAATTTATTAGGTGAAAATGATTTTGACCCTGAAAAAGACATAGTCATTGATGAAGATAATGGATTACTTAAATTTAATTTTGAAAGAGATGAAAGTAAAAAATTATATCATGACTTTTTTTACTATATTAACGGAGTAATTTATGAGTGAAGAAAAAATAAAGTTTGTTATTTTAGCACCACAAAGAACAGGTTCTAATTTACTTGTTTCATATTTAGATCACATCAATGCAATAAGATGCAGATATGATATTATGTGTTATAAATCACTAGAGTCAAATCAAGACTTTATAAAAGAATTTGGTATAACAAACTTCATAGAAAGTTGTTATCATCACAATTTTGATGGAAATATGAAGTTTAAAGAAGAAATAGAAAACCCTAATTTAGCAAATGGTTTTAAATTATCATACAAAGACTTAATGAATTATTATTTCTACGATAATGGTGTTTTAAAATCTTCACTAAAACCTGAAGATGAAATTGAAGAAATTTTGGATTATTTCAAACAAAATAATTATAAAATAATTTTATTAGATAGGAAAAGTAAAATAGAACAATACTATTCTTTTAAAACAGCAGAGAATACAAACAAGTGGATGATTACTGATGAAAAAGACCTACCTGAAAGAGATGAAAGTATTACAGTCGATATGAATAATTTTGATTATTACATAACGAACAATGTTAATTGGGAAAAATATGCAAAAGATAGATTATCAGAATTTGATACTTTTAATTTACTTTATGAAGAATTTGTTGAAGACATAGAAGGTACAGTGGCTGAAATATGTGAGTTTTTAGGTGTTCGTTTTAATCTTAACAGAGAGCATCTAGCAAATAAAATACCAATCAAACAAAGAAGAACTAGTATAGTAAATTTGATTGAAAATTATAATGAAGTTCGACAATATCTGAGGAGACATAAACTGAATGAGTGGGTCTAAAGAAAAATTAGGTATATTTGTTTGGAAGTTTCCTTCACCTGCAAATACTTTTATTTTTAATGAAGTAATGGGTCTTTATGAAAAAGGTGTAGACTTTAAAATTTATACATTTTCAAAAGAGTCTGATTCTGATAAATCTTTTTATCAAGATAAACTAAAATTAATAGAAGACAGAATAGAGGTTATAGGTCAAAAATCTCATAATTATTTTAATGGTTGGTATTGGACAAAAATGAATAAGATGAAAATACCAATAGCTGAAAACAATAGTAAAAGATTACTGTCAATCAAAGATAAACAAATTAGAGACTTCATGTATGAAATCTCAGCAAAAAGGTCTGAAAAGTTTATCTCACCTTTTGCTGACAAGGTTTTCTTAAAAGATGGTATCACAAAAATGTACGCACCTTTTGCCAGTTTAGGTGCTGATGTTGGTATTCTTCTAAAATATCATTATGATGTTCCTCTGCATTTTACTTGTCATGCTTATGATTTATTTTGTCAATTTAATTATGGTCAACTTAAGTGTGATTTAGCAGACAAGATTTTTGTCATATCAGATTTTAACAAAAAGTATCTTCTTTCAAACTTTAATGTTGATTCTAAAAAAATTATAAAAAAGAGAGTTAATTTTATACCAAACAGTGAAGATATAGAGAAAAAAGATTTAGGATACGAATATATTTTAAGTGCTGGTAGACTAGAAAATATGAAAGGTTTTAAATATTCAATCAAAGCTTTTCATAAATTATCACTTCTTAATAAAGATTTACATTACGTTATCGCAGGTGAAGGTGATAAAAGATGGGAAATAATTAAATTGATTGATGAATTAGGTTTGAATGATAGAGTTCACTTAGTTGGTCATGTCACTAATAAGGAGATTATATCCTATATAAAAGGTAGTTTATTTTGTGTGTTATCTTCTATAGAAACAAAAAATAATGATAAAGAGGGAATACCTACATTCTTTATTGAAAGTATGTCTTGTGGTGTTCCTTGTATAGGTACAAAATATTCAGGGATACCAGAATTGATCAAGAATGGTAAAAATGGATTTCTAACAAAAGAAAAAGATGTTGACGATATTCATAAAAAAATGATTTCTCTTCATGACTTGATGAAATCTAATAAAAGTTATAATATTGTAAATAACTGCGTACAATCCATAGAAGACTTTGATAATCAGAAGTCAATTAACGTGTTATGTAAAAGATTACAAGAAGTAGTTGATATTTTAGAAAAATACTATCCTCTTATTGGTCCGAATACAGAAAATTACGATGAAATACAAGAACTTGTTGAATTTGTTGGTCAAATAGCTTTAAGAAATACAAGATGTAATAACAAATGGTATCAAAAGAACTGGCAAAGAGTTGGTTGGATGAATTTATTTCATTTTGATTTTGAGTTGCATCCAGTGATGTCTAAAATACCTAGATATTTGCATTATATAAATCATGCTAAACATGAAGATTATTACAAATTTGGATTTGTTAGAAATCCATGGGATTATGTTTTTTCAGCTTTTAAGAATAGAGCGTTAGATTTGTCACCTTCAGAAGGTTTTAATAAAGTATATCTTAAAAACAAATTTAATAATTTTATCAGAAATTATGCTTCAGAAGATGCTGAATATCGTAATCTTGTGAAAAACTTTATTGATATAAAACTATCAGATTACTTATATGACTGTAATGGTAAACTATTAGTTGATGAAGTTTTCAAATATGAAGACTTTGATAATTCTGTTAAGAAGATATATGACAATATAGGTTTAGATGATGCTGTTTTAGATGCTCATTTAAATCGTACTGTTAAAACAGATTATAAAGACTACTATGAAGAAGATAACATAGAGACTATTGCAAAAATATTTGAAAAAGATATAGAGAACTTTAGTTATACTTTCTAGGATTTTTTCATGCAATGGTTTAAATATGACACAAAAAGAGCAGGAGAGGAAACTTTTGATCACAAAACTTTTAAACAAAGTTTTGACTCTGGTTATCTAAAACCTGTCTTTGAAATTTCAACACAATGTACTGCACGATGTCCTCAATGTCATAGAACAAATGAAAAAGAAGGACAGTTTTGTAGTAAAGAAGAATGGTTACCTCTCGTTTATTGGAACTTAAAGAAATGGAAAAATGCTTTAGGTGGTAATACAATACCTGCTTTACAACACATATATGTATGTGGTACTTATGGTGATGCAAATACCTGTAAAGATTTACCTCAAATGATAGAATATGTTCATGAAGAGTGTAGAAAAAATAAAGTTTGGGCAAAAAGAATTATTGTTGACACAAATGGCTCAAATAGAACACCTGAATGGTGGGCAAAATTAGGTGAGATAAACAAAAAGTCTTTAGAATATAGTGGTAAACCAGGATTAGAATTAGTTTTTGCAATCGATGGTATTACTCAGAGTATGCATTCTAAATATAGAAGAGGAACAAACCTAGATAAAATTTTAAAAAATATAAAAGCATATGTTGATGCAGGTGGTTTTGCTTTAACTAACACTATAGTTTTTAAACATAATCAAGACTATTTAAAAGATATTATGAATATGACAAAAGATCATGGTGTAAGTTTTCATATATTTCACGAATCAGATAGAGTTGAAATGTTTGATGAAAATGGTGTTTATACTTTTTATGATGAAGAGAATAATAAACAAACATTAGAAATGTGTGACAGTGATATAGTTTTAAAACAATTAGAAGATGAAATAGAAAGGGTAAAAATCGTGGCTCCAAATAGGGTCGTGTATTATTCAGCTAATGGGTAAAATAAATTGTGAATGGTTAAATAGAAATCAGTGTAGTGTTGAACATGATGGTTTAGTTGTGCCTTGTTGTTACATAGCAAATTGGGTTTATCAAGTTAAATACAAACAAAATAAAGAAACAGGTCATGACGATGATTATAGAGAACGTGTAAAAAAAGAAGAACCTGTTATGAGAGAACTTTTAGAAAATGAGAGTGAATTATCCATTGTAAATAATTCTTTTGAAGATATTTTATCACATGAATGGTATGAAAAAACATTACCTGAATCATGGGAAGATGAAACTAAAACTTTAAGACTTTGTAAACACTTTTGTCAAAAAAAGTAAATCTTAATAATTTTCAAACTGTTGTAAAAACTCTTCTCTCTCAAATATATGTTCTTTGTCAAGAGGGTCAAGAGATATTATTAACTCATCAATGTGTAAAACTTTTTGTTGTTGTTCACAACTTTTACAAAAATCACATGACTTTTCTACAGTCGTACAACCTGTTAATGATGCAAAAATTAATAACACCCAATAAGCTATTCCTAATACTAATAATAATTTAGCTACTTTTTTCATTTCTTTTTCTTTCCTTTAGATATATATTTAATCCATAAGTTTTTATTTTGTGGTATAACTTTAAATAAAAATCTATAGTGCATTTCATTAGTCATTGACTCTAATGATATTTGATGATTCTCTATAAGTTTCATGAAAGGTTGATGCATACTTATATATCGTTGAACCATATATTTTGAATACATCGTATCAAAAGTTGGAGAGGAAATATCTGATTCTAGAATATCTTTGTTCTTTGCTTGAACAATATTCTTCATACAATCAAAAAACGACCTTTTCTTTTCTTCACTCATAAAGGATTATACTACTTTTTTTTCTTAATTAAATGACCTAAATGACTTCGATGAATCTTACCACCAACAAATGCATTGTAGTATTCGTCAGGTTTAAGTAAGACATCATTTTCAACTTGCGCCTTCATTTCATAATATGACATTTCACCGGATGTTTTACAAAGACGAAGTATATATCTATCAAATCTCCAAGCACCTGTATTCTCTACAAGTTGTTTTACTTCGTCACTAGAGCCATAATAATCTTTCCAATCAGATTCTTTAAGTGAATGTCTTTTATTTTTTCGACCTTTAAGAGGTGGTCTAGTTACTTTTGACCAGAACTTCTTTTTACCTATGTATCTCATATTGGTTTCTTTATCAAGTATTTCATAAACAAATCCAATATAATCTTCAGGTGCTTCTTCGAACTTCTTTCGACTAGACATCAATTTCCAACCAGTATACTTATTTTTACTCATACATGGTTATTTATTCATCTTCTTCAGGAGAACAAGCCAAATCATAGACATATAATACTCTTTCTTTTATATCACTATTCAATTTATGCTTTCTTGATATACTTTTGTAAACCATTTTATTAATATCAAAAAATAGTTCACTTTTGTTGTTAGGGAATATTTCACATTTTTCATGATGTGATTTTAAAACTGTAGCTATTTGATATTCTGGAACATCTTTTACAAAAATGAATTTTACTTTAAAATAGTTTGGTGTATAAACACTTACATCACCTCTTATAAATTTACCAACTAAAGTATCTAGTAATTGATTTATCATGGACTCATCAGCCATAATATTTCTATCTGAGAAAGCATATCTAACAGGTACTTTTGATTTTATGTATTTTTTAGACATATCACTATCTATTTCATTTATATATTTTGATAGCCAATTATGATGAGAATAACAAGTGCCTACGATTAAAGTTTTTGAAGAACCATAAGGATTATCATGTAAATTAAAAAAATCATTCATATAATCAGTGAATGCTCTGACTAAAAACTTAGTGTCATAATTTCTAGCAAATATTATTTTATTATCTTGTCTTAATATACTATCTTCTTGATCA